GTTGCACCAAGACCTGTTCCTCCGCTCGCGACGTCCGCCTCCAGTTTCGCTCTGACAGCATCGAGTAGATCTGAGCCATACATACTCTCCGTAAAGTTAAAAGTATTTGTTGGCGTATTCAAGTCGTCTATAGGCATAACACCTTCAAACGCAGGAAGGTTTAGGTCAGGCACACTGGGAATAGGCGCAGTTGAAAACGTCGGCACCGCAGGAATATCGTACGTCGGCTTTGCTGGAATAGCAACATCCGAGATTGATGGAATATTTCCAACATCCTGAATATCCTCAACCTCCGGAGTTAAAGGAAATACGATGCTAGGCTCCGGAACATCGAAGGCAGGAATCCCACTAATAGTTCCAACGAGCACATCTGACACCACAGGAGCTGTAGGCGCGGCGGGTAGGCTCATCGAAATCGTAGGATTCTCCGGACGAACAGGATCACTGCTGTCGAGTGAAAACTCTACATCATCAACAGCACATTCATCAGTCACATACGTTTCGTCTGCCAGATCACTTAAATGGTTTAGAAAATCAGTAGCTGTTGTAAACGCGGCGGCAGCATACTGCTGAGAATTTTCAAACCTCTCAGCTGCAAGTTCTCTAGTCGAAACATAATTAGGATCAGTAACAGAGCCCATTATTCTTTCTCCTTTTTAATCACAGGAAGGATTCTTCTTTTAAGCTCAACCATCTCATAACGAAGCTTTTCGTTATCTGCCTGCACGGTAATGCACAGGCTCCTATGTTTCTCAAGCAAAGCATAACACTCACTTAACTCTTGCTCGAGTTCAGTTATTCTCTCATCACGCAAGCGTATATTATCTCTCTTCATCAGTCTATCTCTATGACTTTTCTTTCGGCAGTACGTGCATAAAGTCCAGCCCTATTCCCGCCCTGATTATACTTACCTACCATCTCACTAGGAAGTGTTACAGGTGAACGTACACCAGTAGGACTTATATACACAGCAGTTGCTGGCATAACTATATACCAATCATCTTCACTCCACCCCTCAATCTCAAGTTGATGTACTTTACCTTTGTAAACAAAGCCGTACCATATAGTAGAAGCATTATAGAAGTTGAATGTATAACAAGCATCCTTCGCCGGATCATCTTCATTAACAGGCCAAGCGTGTCCGTCGTCTACATAATACGGACTGTCATCATAAGTAAAATCCTTTATAGGAATAATCTGATCCCTATCACTCACGAAAGCTATTCTAATAGTAATAGGCCAGCCCGGTTCTCCAGAAGTATATCCGTATATGTAGTGATTATAGTCTTCTATAGGATAAACTCCGTATCGCTTAAAGAAGCAATAATAGTTATCGTTATACCACGTCTTAGATTGGTAAGGCTGTTGTATTTCTCCCCACAACAGTCCGTACCAAATACCTTGTGGTGCTACAAGTTGTGACTTCTTCCAGTCACCCGACAAAACACTCCAGTCAATACCCTCAGTCCATGATTCTCTAGTACACCCGTATTCTATCGGAGCGTATACTGCCTGCATCCACTGGTGGTTGTGTGATGTAATAGTATACGGCGAGTCAACCTGTTTTATGTCAATCTCATCAACCCAATCTCTAACTATATTATTGTTGATGTTTACTGCCACACACCAATAGTTTGCTGTAGTACGAGCATTGTCACTGTTAATTCCTTTGCCGGTACCAGATCCCGGAGGAGGGGGAGGCGAATCAAGTATCCCAGCTCTGCACCCAACATAGCCATTAAAAAATGTCCACTGGTTCGGATTGTCGTTTGTATCAGATAACAGTCCAGCATTAAAAGTATGATACGCTATCGGGTAAATATAACTACTGTACCACGGAGAGGACGGAAAATCACTAACGCTCTTAAAAGGCGTAGGTGCTGAGCAAGTTATTGCGTCAGACCAAGCATACAGAGTATCCGTGTCTGTAGGATTACCGTCATCGGTAACAGAATTATTCTCTTCTATAGTCTTCATAGCAAGATGATGATAATGCTCAGAAGTCAACTCCTTTATACTATGTTCTCCAAACACACTGTCAATCTTGCCAGCAGAATTGAATTTATCAGTATATTTAGGAAAAGGACCAAGCTGTGTTACAAAATTTTCTGCTTGATAAACAGCGGTAACATCTCCCCAAGCCGCATCCTGCAACTCAATAATTGGATAGGGAAGTTTCCTTGGATGTTCTTCAATTATCTTCACTTCCCCGCCAAAAGGAACATTTATATTAAGGACATCGACTCTAGTCCCTTCATTTTCAATAGTTTGTGTTCTGACTGTAGAACCATCAGCATAGTGCTTAGTAAAGTCTCTTACTGCCAAATTCGGCATAAGCACTTTCATTTCACCAAGCATCTCAACCCCGCGCCTAACCCACTCCTTCATCTGCGCGCGGGGTCCGTTATACTTGATTATAGGAGTCAGTCTCTCGCTCACACTGCTCTCCTATTCAGCAACTCACAGATCATTTCAAGTCCGCCAATCTCGAAATCACTCCCACCGACATTCTCGACTTGGACACCCCAGTACACATCTCGCTTCGTTCGTTGCACCTTAAATTTCTGTACTGAGACAGTAGCTCTGTTCTTCGCTCCTCCCACCGCATCATAGTCGTCGGATGGGGAGGCTGTCTTAATCCGCAGAGCCTCACCATTGTGGCTAAGATAAAGGCCCCAAGCACGCTTAAGATGATAACTGCCCAGATCGTCCAGACCAGTACGTATCTTAGCTGCGATGTCAGTTCCTGCGTCGTCATCACCTGTAAGGTCGAAGACACCACTTGAGTTGGCTCCAATGTACTTGCCGTTGAAGTACGTCTGGGAATTAAATTGGTAGTTAATGTATTCGCTAACTCCTCTGTTAGTAATGTTGACTGAAACAGCAAAGGACGTAGACTCATCAGACTCTACCTGACTTGTAACGACAACCGAGCCAGACCCAAGTGCTTCAATAATGGCAAGTGGAACCGTGATAGCAGCTGTGCCGTGCGGGGCAAAGGTTGCTTCTGCGCTTACCTGCGCAAGGGGGACTTCAATAACTCCATCCCCCACCGTTCCAGTAACGCCCGAAATATCTATATCAACCCGGGGGACAGTAATGTCAGCAGTACCAACATTCTGTTTGTGTCCCGTAGCTGATATAACTACCAAAGGAACTGTAAACGCAGAACTGGCAGTCAGGGGGATTGTTCCAGTCGCACTAACTTCCGCCGCAGGAACCTTCACATCTGCTGTAGCAACTCCCCCCGCAGTACCAGTCGCACTAACCACAGTAACAGGCAGGACTACATCAGCAATCCCGCCCGATACTGCGGAAAGAGAGATAAGAGGAACGTCAACATCTGCGTTCCCCATAATCGGAGCAATCACATTCCCGGCTATTGTAGGCGCAGGAACTTCAATGTTCAGCGTGGCGCCGGTGGCAATTCCCAGCTCAATGATGGGAACTTCAAGCTCAGCAAGCCCACCCCTATGTATCCCACCACCAAGTACTTCCGCCAGCGGGACACTAAAGCCAGCCATACCGCTTCTAGCTTCGCCATCAGCGCTAATGGTCGGTAGTAAAACATTAAAGGCTGCGTCATTGGTAGCCATTTACAACTCCTTACGAAGCAGGAACTGTGATGGTGAAAGTATCAATCGTAATCGTTGCACTCGTAGTGATCGTGGTCGAAGCCAGATTGAGATTAGCTCCGCTCGTGGAGATATTACCATCCAGCCGGATCGCTGTGGTGGACAGAGCCTGTGCGTCAGTCAGCGGACCACAAAGCCTGAACCATCCCGCCGTTCCATCAGCAACCGCCGTACCAGACCACGTACCAGACTTGGCAAGAACACCACTTGCCGACACATCAAAGGTCAGACCATACGCCGCAGCCACGCCACTCCCGAAGTCCGTATCAGTCTTCGTGATGGTCGTTACACCTGACGTAATATCCTTCGTATTCCACGCTGTACCGCTTCCCATCGGAGCATAGATCGTGATGATCGCACCGCTGAGAACCGCAGCCTTAATACCATACTGCAGCCTTGCATAAGCATTAATCTTTGCTGCAACGGCAGCAGCTGTAGTAGCCAAGTCAACAGTAAAGTTCGTTGCTGAGCCCATAATCTCGATAGCGTTTGCAACCAGCGTGTCGACTGACCCAGAGCCGCCACCCGTCAATTCAACAGTAGCCGCCGAGGGGGTTTCTGCTGTCCACGTCCCACTTCCAAGACTGATCGTAACCAGCAGCGTACCACTCGCAGCAGTATCCGCCGTCGTGGGCTGACTCCCTGAATAAATAAGAAGCTTCCCGCCCGTGAAAGCATTCTTGTAACTCCCATAGTTATTGAGGAAATTCCTAAGTCCTGTCGATTGCCTAATAGCCATACTAGCCTCCTTAGCTCATTGAAAGTGAGCAAGTATATAGCGTTCTTCCACCATCTGTCCTTACCAAAGGCGCGCCGTACACAGCCTCTGGAACCTCATACCTTCCTTGCACTACATTCACGACAGAACCATCGGGCAAGCCAATATGGATTCCGTCACCTGTCCACATGGCAGCAAGTCCCTGCATTTCAGCCTTTATCAAATTCGCGTCAATCGAAGTATCTGAGTACATGACAGCAGGACTATCCCCAACCTTCCGCCTCGACACCTTCTTTGGGCTCAATCCTTCAATCCACCAGACCCTATCCGAGTCTGATACGTAAAGGCCAGTCCCAACACTTCTTACCATCCTGATGTCTGACTCAAAGAGATAAAAGTTCTGTTTTCTGTCGATCTTGTAATAGTCAAGCGCATCCGTAAACCAGAGTGCATTTCCACTCGCGAGATACAACCTAGCCCCGTGATGCTCAAGTAGTCGGGCAGGGAACAGGGCCGCCTTGTAGGAGGGAGCTGAGGTGGACAAGGGAGGAATTGACAAGGCAGCCCCGTTCTTAACTGCACCAACAACCAGCCCGTTCGAGTAGAAGATTGTCTCATTAATCTTCACATACGACATCCTAGCTGTGCCCACGTTCGAGTGAATTAAGGTCAGACTCCAAACGGCGTCCACACTATACAAACTCGAATCTTTGACAACCAGACACGTCGTACCGTCAGACCATAGACTGTGAAAACTTCCACTCAACAAACTGGTCCTGCCCCGACGCCTTCTGAGCTTCTTTCGATCATCCACATCTGTGTTTCGCAAAACCGTAAGGTCCGCGAGAGTCAGCGTTGAGGGATCATCTACGTTGTTCAGGCCCTCGAACTCCTTTACCTCACCACTGAACAATAGCCCCGACTGCGTTGGGATCTTCTTAAGTTCTCTACTCATTTGTCCCACACACTCCTGTGTGTATGATTTCGCCTTCGGGCAAGCCATTCCTGGAACTGCCCCTTCGCTTCTTCATACAGGTTTTTGTACTTAACTACATTAACCTGAATACCCTCAATCCCATCTTCGATCTTCGAGTATTCCTGCCACGCAGCGTGATTGGACAAAAGTCGTATATGCAAATACTCAGGCAAATAATCTGGGGTGTCATCATCAGCTTCAAGAACGTTAACGTCTTCATAGTACAGGACAACAAGGTCCTGGACGGTCGAGGGGATGCCCTGATAATACAGCAGGGTCCCCTGAAGGGCAACATCAGTCACATCACCGACAGTATCAAGAAGGGGGTACATCTCCACAAGACCTTCAAGACCCCCCGAGGCGATGTTCACTTTGCCGTTCGAGTCTCCTACGTACCGAAGTCTTCCTGAGAATCCCTCCGGCATGTTAAGCCATGCTTGCGCAAGTACGGTTGTTACCGTAGTCATTTTCTTAAGAGCGGGAATCTCAGTCTCATCAGTAATCTGTTGATAAGATTCATTGATTCTAAGCTTGACCCGCTCCTCAGATATATCACCTGCGTCCTGCAGGGCAAGTTTGGTTTCTTCAACCAATTCCGCGAAGTTAGCCATGACAACACCCCAGATTAGTGGAAAATTTCCAACGTTCTGAGTTACTTCCCAGGAACGTTGCTGATCAGCATGTGAATCCTAGCCGCACCCGCCGCAACTGCGCCGGCATTAGCAAGGGTCGCATACACGCAGGGAACCGCCGTCGCCGCACCAGTAATAATGAACGGGGCAGCGTAAGACTGCGCAATGACAGCCGTAAGCCAGTCCGAACCAGTCGCCGTTGTCGGGCCATAGTACGCAGCCGTAGTCGCCGTAATGTCTGCCGCAAGGATATACTCATCCACGTCGACAATAGTCACATCACCGGCAGTCGTAATTGCATCCGTCGCCAGCGTCCCAGTCCCAACCGTGAACGTAGAACCAGCAGTATAGTTCGTCGTGATCTGAACAACGAAGTTATGAACGAAAGTAATCTTACCCGCCGTGGGGAAGCTGAAAGCAATGATCGCTCCCTTCACAATTCCCAGATCGCCAGAAGTGATCCAGTACGGCGTCTCAAACACATGAGCCCTAAGGTCAGTCCTTCGGACATCGTTAGTAATCGTAGAAGTAGCCATTCTAAATCACCTCCTTTACTTTCCAGGAACTCTGGAGATCAGCATGTGAACGCGGGCAGCCCCACTTGCGGAACCCGCAACAGTTGCAAACACAATAGGCACAGTCGCTGCAGCCCCAACCAGAAGCATGGGAGCCGCATATGACATAGTAATCGCCGCAACAAGCCAGTCTGACTTATTACCAGTCGTACTGCCATAGTAGCCAACAGTGGCAACAGTAATGTCACCCTGCTTGATCAACTCATCCGCATCCGTGGTAGTCAGAACATCTCCTGCCGTCTTTGCCTCAGTCGCAAGACTTCCAGTTCCAACATCAATCGTCCCAGCATCGAACACCGTGGTGATCTGGCAAACAGTCTGGTGAATCCAGATAATCTGATCAGCAGTAGGGAAGCTGAACAGAGCTACCGTTCCCACCATTGCGCCAGTAATCTCACCCGAAGTAATCCAATACGGGGTCTCAAAGACATTAGCTCTAAGATCAGTCCTGCGAATGTCATAGGTCAAATTTGCCATTCGTCAGTCCTCCTTACGAAATCACGTAGTAGTTTACAAACACCCAGAACGTACCTGCCGTCCCTGCGTTATCATCAGTCGTGCAGGTGATCAGCCCACTCGCAGAATTAAAATACTTTCCTTCCCACGAAGTAAGCGTATCGTTCTGTGCGCGTTTAAGTCCAGTAACCGTCGGCTTAGAAATGTCATTCGTGATGAAGCCATTCGTAACCGCAGTCTCTCCGTTCCCCAGCCACCCGACAGTCAGTGTTGACCCCGCTGCGGTGAATGCAGTCGTAATCAGGACCCAGACGTCGGTAACAAACGCCTTCGCGGGAACCCTGATCAGATTGTATGTCCCATCAGCCGGAGCGACCATCCGCTTGCTCCTAGCAAGCATAGGCCTATCTGAAAGTCGGTAGCTGATTGCATCAGTGTTAGCCATTAGTCAGACCTCCGTTTAGCTCAGTTTCGTTGCGTACGAAGCACCAGTAATGACACCGTAGTCCTTCGAATTGAACACGACTTTCTTGATTCCCAGAATACCACCGCCTCTGATCATGACGTAGCGCTCAGCATCCTTCGTGTAAGGAACGAACGACATCGTGGTGGACTTGGACTCACCAGCACCACCCCACGCCAGAACAGCCGCCTGAGAACCAAGCAGGATGTTTCTGTAGACGTTCGTAACAAGCGAGCGAATACGCTCAGACTTGCTCACCAGCATTCCATTATACTCGAACTCGACATTAGGAACAGCGAGTTTCTGAGCAGCTCTCTGCAGGTCACCCCACTGGCCCACATTCATGTTCGTTCTCAGACGATCGAAAACATAGTTGTGAAGGATGACTCTGTAGTACTTCTTTCCCCCAATGACCAAGGGACGAACACGGTAGTGATCCGTTCCCCAAGTAGTCGTATCGGGGGCTTCCGCAGCCTGCTTCATCCTATCCAGGAAGGACAGATCAAGCTCATCGGCCGCGGTCATAGACGCCTCAGCCACGTCATTCACCTTCATGTGGTGGTAAGTATCAGGCGCCGAGGGGTCCTGAGCAAATGTCTTACTATTGACCTTAAAGGTCGTATCGCCACAAAGATGAGCAAACATCAGGTCAGACAGACGATCCGCCCAGCGCTCCTGCAGGGCCGTCTTTCCGATCTCAAGCAGGTTGTAAGGAATCCGCTGCTCTTCCATCTTACCGCCAGTATCCACGGCAAAGTTAAGCTCTTCAATGGTCGTGGAGAAGTCACGGAAGATCAGCTTCTCTTCGTTCCCCTCAACCGTATCGTAGCCAACGATACCTTCCTGGGTCAGCGGGAGGCGAATACCGAACTTAATCGTATCACCTTCGCCCTTGCCCAGCTCTTTCCTCAGCTGAACAACTGACGTATCTGACGTTCCGACCAGATCGTTAAACTCAATAGCCTTGAGCAGAATAGAGAAAAGGTCTCGTGCCCATTTCTTCCTAGTCAGGGCATCATTAGTACTGAACTGCGTCTTCGGATAAGTTGCCATTTCTTACTCCTTATTTAAGTTCTCCTCGGAGATATTTTTCATAAGTTTCCCTTGGGACAGTAGGAAGGTCTTCCTCTTCCAACTCTTCAATCATCGCAGAAGTCCAACCGCCCGGGCCGCTTCCAGCCCCCGCCATCCCAGCAACACTGCCAGGGGCATTAACAGGCTCTTTAGCCTTACCAGCTTTAGCCTTAGCCTCTTCTTCGTCAGCCTTGATCTTGGCTAACGCAGCAGGATCGTCCGCGGGTTTCCTATACTTCGGGTGATACGCCTTAATTCGCTCATAGGCATAGAGATAAGGATTAGGCTGATTCCAAATATGACCTTCAATCATCTTGGTCGCCTGTGCCAGCGAGCCACCATTTTCCTGCACGTAGACTTTCGCCATCGCTTCGACAAGATCATCGAAATTATCCTGACTCACGACCTGGTCCACATCCTCGAACTTAGGATTAACCTTCATAGCTTCGAGAATAATGCTCAGGCTTGCCATCTTAGCATCATAGGCTTCTTTAATCTTAGCCTGCTCTGCCGCTTCGAGTTTCTTGTCTTCTTCATCGACCAGCCCGGATTTCTCCAGCTGACGTCTCATGCGTTCAAGCTCTACGTGTGTTCGGTCTAGCTCACGCTTTTGCTCCCTTGCCAGTGCGCGCAGGGTTTGTGCGTCGTCAGGTTTCTCAGCAAGTTTCTTCGCCTCCGCAGCTGCGGCCGCATCCGCATCAGCTTTCGCCTTTGCATCAGCATCTGCAGCATCCTGAGCAGCTTTCGCAGCTGCCGCGTCATCCGCAGCCTTCTTCGCAGCTTCGTCAGCCGCAAGCTTAGCCGCCTCGTCTTGTTCCCCACCTTTGGACAGCTCCGCAGCCTTTTCAGCTTCGAGCTCTTCCAACGTGGGCTTGTCATCCATATCGCTCATTTGTTCAGCAGTACTCATTTCGCAGCTCCTCCCTTTGACTTATTCTTAGCATTCTCCAGATCCACTTCATGCTTCAGCTCCATTTCTTTAGCACGAAGGGCCAGTTCAGTCTTTTTCAGGTTCAACTCTTCAATCTGCATTTGCTGCTCAAACTGCACAGCCTGTGCTTGTGCAGCCTGATTCTGTGCATTAAAGTTCTTAACCGCCATCTTCGCAGTGAACGGCAGGTTCGAGTATTCCATGATAACGTCTGGGGGAATCATCCCAGGATTGTTCTGCGAATACGCAGTCAGCTGCTCCATGATGAAAGCGCGCATTGTGATGTTCTCAACATCTTCGTCAACAACTACGTCGTAGCGTCCAGAATCCACACCATTATAGTCTGGATTAGTCGGATCAAGTTGCGTATTCAACTCCATGAGT